CTGCTGGCGGACAAGCGCTCACTTGGTTTACTGAGCCGATTACGGCGCAGGTGACCATACCTTCTACTTCTGGGCAGGTAACTCCTTTAATTAGAGCGTCTGAGAGTGTCGGTACTGTCAATGCCGGCGTGGCAATCACGATTGACCGATGCGATAACTCGGGCACGGTTCTCAGCAATATTTTGACCACCACTGCAATCGGCACTGAGTTGGCGACATCTGAGGCGGCAAGAACGCTTGCCTACTCTGTAACCGCCACGACAATGAATGTCGGTGAGCGCATTAAGTTCACCATCAGAATCGTCAACGTCGGGACAATGGGCGCGGGCACTGCCACAGTCGCATATAACGGCCCTGCGACCGCCGGGGAAACTCGCGTTACTTTTGTTCCAACTATCATCACCGACGAGATAATCGAAATCACCCAGTTTCGGGGTGGCGGTACTTACGGGTACAACTGAGGCAATCATGGGCTACGAAATTTGTCTGGGCGCGTATGCGACGAGTCAGGAGGCGTTAGACGCTAAAGCGCTTCGCCCTGAGCCGGAAGAACAACTGGCCGTCATTCAGGACAACTACGACCCAGAGCATCCGTGGCGGATTTGGTGGTTTAGACCTGCGGAAGCCTAATGTCACTGCTTCTGCTATTTAAAGGTGGCGGTGCGGTAACGCACGACACCACAGGGGCACTGACAGGTCCGGGATCTGCAATTGTAGGGGCGGCTGCTCGCAGTCGCATACACGCCACATCGGGCACGCTTGATGCTGGTAATGCTGTTGTTTCAGGTAGTGCGGCCCGCACCGCCGGAGCGGTCAACCACGTTGCTTCCGGCGCTTTGGTTGGGCCGGGTTCTGCGGTTGTGGGCAGTGCGGCCCGCATCCGAATCCACGCTTCATCAGGTGCGTTGGATGCAGGTAGCGCTATCGTTGTTGGTAGTGCCGTTCATGCACCTCTTTATCCCGACCCATCCGACGTTCGTGCAGGTGTTCAGTATGGCCCTGGTGGCATTTACACTGGCACCTTGACGATTGAGGGTGGTAGTACAATAATCCGACTGCGTTCTTTCACGGAAAGACACTAAAATGGCTCTTACGCTTAAAGCAATCACTACGCGGCTGGGCTACCAGCAGATCACCAGTCTGAGCAGCTCGACTGGTCTGACTGTGCCTCAGACCGACCTAAACGGTCTGGCGTGCAAGCCTACGCTTGCCATCATCACCTGCGAAACGCAAGCCGTTCGCTGGCGCGATGATGACGTGGCCCCAACCGCCTCGGTGGGCATGCCGCTGGCCGCTGGTGTGACGCTGCAGTATGACGGTGACCTGAGCAAAATCAGGTTCATTGAGCAGACCGCCAGCGCCAAACTCAACGTCTCTTATTACGCTTGAGGTCGCCATGCAAGTGTTCAGCGACGCCGGGGTTATCGACTCGGCCAAGTTTCTTGACTACATCACCACGCAACTGTCTAGCGACGTTGCTACGCTGGTCAAGACCCGTGATGAACTTGCCAAGCGGCAAGGGGCACTGACCGCTGTCAACGAGGCGGTTGCGGATCGTCAGGCTGCAGCCAAAGAACTGGCTGATGCTAAAGAGCAAGCCAAAGCGCTGCTTGATGACGCTAAGACCAAACATTCCCGATCCGCTGCCAAAGTTGCCGATCTTGTTGCGCGTGAGGAAAAACTTGCCGCGCTTGAAAAGTCTACGACTGACGCTTTAAATGCTCGGGAAAAAGACATTCAAAACCGCGAACAAATTTTGGCAACCCGTGAATCGCAGGCGGTTGCACAAGTTAACCGCAACGATGAGCGTGCTGCTCAATTGGACGCCGCTGAAGCTGCTTTGGCCGCTCGCGTTAAAGCGTTCCAAGATAAAGTTGCAGCATTGAGTGCTTGATGACAGAATAAGCAGCAAACGTACTGGCCCGTTAGACCAGGCTCTCAACAGAGCAAATAATGTCCGAAGAAGTTCAAGTCCCAGCGGAGGCGCAATCCGCGCCGGAACAAGAAGCCACGGCGGCTCTTGAGTCCGTAGTAGAACAGCCGGTAGCTGAAAGCCAGCCTGAAGAAAAGCCTGCACGAACCTTTACGCAGGAAGAACTTGAAGCGGCAATCGGCAAACGCCTCGCAAGAGAGCAACGAAAGTGGGAACGCGAGCAGCAGGCCAGACTTGCACAAGTGCAAGCGCCGCCCAAAGACATCGCGCTGGATCAGTTTGAAAGCCCGGAAGCCTACGCGGAAGCGCTGGCGATTAGAAAGGCTGAAGAACTGCTCGACCAGCGGGAGCGTCAGAAGCAGCAGTCAGTGATGCTCGATGCCTATCACGAACGGGAAGAAGAAGCCCGTGGCAAGTACGACGACTTTGAACAGGTCGCCTACAACCCGCGAGTTCCGATTACCGATGTGATGGCCGAAACGATTCGTGCTTCAGATATTGGCCCGGATGTAGCCTACTACCTTGGGTCCAACGTCAAAGAAGCCGAGCGGATCGCCCGCCTGTCGCCTTTTTTGCAGGCAAAAGAGATTGGCAAGATTGAAGTTAAGTTGTCCGACAATCCGCCGGTCAAAAAGTCTACTTCTGCACCTGCACCGATCACACCTGTCACTGCACGAACCAGCAGCAACAACCCGTCTTACGATACGACTGACCCCCGGTCCATCAAGACCATGAGTACGTCGGAGTGGATTGAAGCTGAACGGCAGCGCCAGATTCGAAAGTTGCAAGCGCAAAACCGCTAACTTGAAAGGAAATAGTCATGAGTAATTCGATTCTTACGATCGACATGATCACACGCAAGGCTTTGGAAATCCTTGAAAACAACCTCGTTCTTACCCGTAACGTGAACCGTCAGTACGACGACAGCTTTGCTGTTGAAGGTGCCAAGATCGGTTCTACCCTGCGTATCCGCCTGCCGGACCGCGCTCTGGTGACCGACGGTGCCGCCCTGCAAACTCAGGACGACAACGAGCAGTTCACCACCCTGACCGTTTCGACTCAGAAGCACATCGGCGTGAACTTCACTTCTGCCGAACTGACGATGCAGTTGGACGACTTTGCTGATCGTGTTCTCAAGCCTCGTATCTCGCAGCTTGCGTCCTCGATTGATGCTGACGTTGCCAACGCATACAAGACCATCGGCAACAGCGTCGGTACCCCCGGCACCACCCCGGCCACCTCGCTGGTTCTGCTGCAAGCCCAGCAGAAACTGAACGAGAACGCCGCTGTGATGAACCCGCGCTACGCGACGGTTAACCCCGCCGCCAACGCTGCGCTGGTCGAGGGCATGAAAGGCCTGTTCAACCCCACCGACACCGTTTCCAAGCAGTTCAAGAACGGCATGATGGGCACGGGCGTTCTGGGTCTGGACGAGATCAACATGTCTCAGTCCATCAAGCAGTTCACCACCGGCTCGCGCACTGCCACCGGCGGTTCTACCTCGGCTGCTGTTTCGTCTGAAGGTGCCACCACTATCGCCATCACCGGCGCTGGTGCCAACGCCACCGTCAAAGCCGGCGATGTGTTTACCGTGGCCGACTGCTACGCCGTGAACCCGCAGACCCGTGAGTCCACTGGCTCGCTGTTCCAGTTCGTTGTGCTGTCTGACGTGACCCTGAACGGTTCGGGCGCTGGTAACCTGACCGTCTCCGCGATCTACTCGGCTGCTCACGCTCTGGCGACCGTTGACGCGCTGCCTGGTAACTCCAAGGCTATCGTGTTCCTCGGTGCGGCCTCCAGCCAGTACGCCCAGAACCTCGTGTACCACAAGGACGCCATCACCTTCGCCACTGCCGACCTTCTGCTCCCGCAGGGCGTCGATATGGCCTCGCGTGCTGTGCATAACGGCATCAGCCTGCGGGTTGTGCGCCAGTACGACATCAACAACGACCGGATGCCCTGCCGTATTGATGTCCTGTATGGCTACAGCACCATCCGTCCGCAGATGGCCTGCCGTCTCTGGGGCTAATCAGATGGGGGCTTCGGCCCCCGTTCGCTTACATTGAAAGGATTTGATCATGGCTCTTCCTAATGGTGCTGGTGGCTACCAAGTCGGCGCTGGCAATCGCAACGAAACCACTATGGGTTACAGCGCTGCTCCGCAGACTGCAACCTCTACCGCAACCCTGAGCGCAGCTCAAGTCGTGGGCGGTATGCTGTACGCCAACCCCTCGACCTCGGCTGCAACCTACACGCTGCCTACCGCTGCTCTGATCGACGCCGCGCTGCCCAACGCTACTGTTGGCAGCACGTTCGACCTGAGCGTCATCAACATCGGCACTTCGTCCGGCACTGTTACCCTGGCTACCGCCACGGGTATCACTGACGGCGGCAACGCCTTTGTTGCTGTTGCGGTCACCTCTAGCGCCCTTTTCCGGTTCCGCAAGACCGCTGAAGGCGCTTACACGGTCTACAAGATCGCCTGATAACCGGGGGCTTCGGCCCCCATTTGAAAGGATAGATCATGCCTAATACCAAGGCTGTAGGCGTCGCGTATAGCGACCCCGAGTTTGAGAGCGTGTCAGTCACTGGTGCTGTTGCTGCGGCTTCTGTTGCGGCCACGGGCAACGTCACTGCTGACAGTGGTGTGGCTGTTGTTGCTGGCGGCGCTTCGGCGTTTCTGATGACCAGCACTTCGGGTCTGGGCATCTATGTTGGCTCTGGTGCCCCTACGGTGTCGGCTGCTCAAGGCTCGCTGTACATCCGTACCGATGGTTCTTCGACCTCGACTCGTCTGTATGTGAATACGAACGGTTCGACGACTTGGACCAACGTTACGACCGCTGCTTGATTGATACCCACCATGCCGCTCATCTACCTTCGTCATCCCCGTCACGGGGTCAAAATTGCGTCTTTGGACATGGAGGCGGATTATGATGAGCAGCATGGCTGGGAGCGGTATACTCCGGGTGAAGAACCTGTGAACGAGTTGCGTAAGCGCAGCCGTCCTCGAAAGGAACCCGAACATGCCGACCTCGGCGGGTGAGCAGATCAATCGTGCCCTGCGCTTGCTGGGCGTTTTGGCTGAGGGTGAAACCCCCTCTGCTGCGGTGTCGCAGGATTCGCTCACCGCGCTGAATCAGATGGTGGAATCGTGGAACATCGAGCGTCTTTCGGTGTTCTCAACGCAGGACCAAGTGTTCACTTGGCCTACCAGCACCATCAGCCGCACGTTGGGTCCGACGGGTGATTTTGTCGGCAACCGACCTGTTTTGCTTGATGACGCGACGTATTTCCGCGATCCAAGCACTAACGTCAGCTTCGGCGTCAAGATAATCAACCAGCAGCAGTACAACGGGATTGCGGTCAAGACCGTGACCTCAACATACCCGCAAGTGCTGTGGGTCAACATGACCTACCCCGACATTGAGATGTACATCTACCCGGTGCCCACGCGGTTGCTGGAGTGGCATTTTGTGTCAATTGAAGAACTGACCAACCCGGCAACGCTGGCAACCACGCTGGCCTTTCCGCCGGGCTATCTGCGAGCGTTTGCGTACAACCTGGCGATGGAAATTGCACCGGAGTTCGGTGTTGAGCCGTCGCCCCAGGTGCAGCGTATCGCCATGACCAGCAAGCGCAATCTGAAGCGCATCAACAACCCTGACGATGTGATGAGCCTGCCGTACTCGCTCGTGGCAACTCGACAGCGGTTCAACGTCTATAGTGGCAACTATTAGGAATGTTTAAGATTAACGTACCTGCCGTACGCTCCTTTGCGTTGGCCTTTAGGCAAATGCTCCCGCTCTTTTTTGTATATGGAGTGGGCGTGCTGCACGTTTTGCTGGTGCGTCAACAACTCCAAATTGTCAAGTCTGTTGTCAGTTCGGGTAAGGTTTTTGTGGTTGACCTCAAGTCGATCTGGAATCGGGCCGTTAAACGCTTCCCAAACCACGCGGTGCACACCGCGTTTGGTGTACTTGCCATCCTGACAAAAGTCTACGATCAAGTAGTGCGTTCGGTTTGGTCTTGGCTTAAGCAACCGATGCCCTGCGTCGCCACCCCACGTTTTACCCAGTTTGATCGAATGTGCAGTGGTGATGCTAACCTCCAAAAACCCCGCCACTTCCTTCAACGTAGCGCCAGCAGCAAACATCTCTTTGGCTTGCGGTACTTTGGCCGCGTCGATAGACTTGCCCCGAGCAACCCGCCGCACGTTGCCGTGGTCACTGACTTCATACAGACCTTCAAACCCAAGCACTGGCTTCCACGTTTCCATGATTTGCTCCTGTTTACGGTAAACAGAAGTCTACACTTAAACAGCGGCGCGTTCAAGGCGTACAGGAATTACTGATGGCTAACGTCAAGATCTCCAACCTGCCAGCTGCAACATCCCCGGTTGCATCGACTGATGTCATTCCGGTGGTGCAGGGCGGCGTTACGAAGAAGGCCGCGATCAACCAGCTTGGTTTCCTCCAAGCCGGTACCGGCGCAGTCACACGCACCGCCCAGGCGAAGATGCGCGATACCGTGAGCGTCAAGGATTTTGGCGTAGTTGGAGATGGTTCGGACGAAACCACAAAGATGCAATCGGCCTTTGCTGCTGTGACAGCAGGAGTCCGACTTTCGTTGAGCGGTCTGACGGTGACGATCAACGACGCGCTTTCCGTAACCGATAAGTCAAACTTCATCATTGACGGTGAAGGTGGAACGATCATTGCAAAAAACGGAATGGCGGTATCTTCCGGTAAAGGACTTTTGTATTTAACCAACTGCGAAAAATTCAAAGTTGAGAACATTACGTTTGATGCAAACCGGGCAAACAGAACCCCGGCGGAAGTCGCCGCGCACACGGTAACCATCACCCGCTGCCGCAAGTTCATTTTTGAAAACGTCTACAGCAACAACGCTGTGGTCGATGGCTTTTACTTTGCCGCATCGGACAACACCGACCCGGCAACATACTGCCTTGACTTCCAGATGATTGGCTGCTTCGCCAACAATTGCTACCGGCAAGGCGCGTCGGTCATCAACGCTTACGACTTCCAGTTTATTGGCGGCGCGTATACCAACACCAACGGCACTGCGCCACAAGCAGGCATTGACGTTGAGTCAAACACTGGCGCAACGTTGGGAAACGCACGCGGGCTGTTCCAAGGTGTTCGGTTTGAAGGAAATGCTGGCTCTGGGATACAACTTTCCAACGTAGGCGGGTCGCAAGAGTTTGTAGTTGATTCCTGCTACTTTTCAGCCAACGGCGCTGGCGGGGTTCTGAACTACGCAGATCTTGTCAACGTCAGAAGTTGCACGTTCAAAAACCATTCTGCTGCACCAGGCGGCGGTGTCGGCGGAATTTTGACCTTTGCCAACGCAATTGCCATTCGTGGCGGGTCTGCCGTAGGCAACATCTTTACCAGCAACACGGCGGCTATTCCGTGTATTTACGCTGGCGGTAGTCCACAGAACATTTCTATCCGCGACAACATCATTCTTGACCATGCTAACGCTGGCGGTATTTCGTCGGTCGGCTCCAACAACGTGATTAATGGAAACACGATCAGGAGTTGCGGGGGCATTGGGATCAACGTTGCTACAGGCTCTGATGTTGTCGTAGAAAATAACAAAGTTAACGCCGCAACCGGACGAGGGATTTTCAACTCCGCGACTCGCACGAAGATTGTCAATAACGTGATTACTAACACCGCGTCTGTATCTGGCGGTTACATACAAGCTGCGGGAACTGACCCTCTGGTTGTTGGCAATGTTTGTTCGTCTGATTCTTCCGTTTCAGACATTGGAATCCGTGTTGATGGAAATGCGTTGGCTGTCTACAGCAACGCATGTATCAATTTGAACTCGACCGATCCATACAGTTTTATCACTAGCGCAAACGATGAAACGGTGTTCAACAACATCGGCGGAACTGCAAACGACCGGCGGCGAGTTCGGTTTGGTATGGCGGTGCCTTCCTACACCACTGCTGCACGACCTGCGGCTAGTGCTGTGGCGGCGGGGCAAACAATCTTCAACACGACGACCAACAAGTTGAACACTTCGGATGGTTCGACCAACTGGTACAACGCAGACGGGACAACTGCATGATCTCCAAACTTCGCGGCTCCCTGTACTCCAAGACCAGCAACGCGGCCATCGTCGTCGCGGTCATCGGAGTCCTTGAGCAGTTGGCTCCTGGCCTGCTGCAGTCCGTCATCCCCGCTGACTATTCCGGCTTGGCGCTGTCGCTCGTCGGCGTTGCCTTCTGGCTCCTGCGCTGGGTGACCAGCAAACCTCTGGACGAGAAGTGAAAACGCCCATTTTAGGCTCTGCAAATGTTGCCCGTAGCGTCAATGCTGCGGACAACAGACTAATTAACTTGTTTCCGGAAATTGTCCCGGAAGCAGGTAAAGAGCCTGCGTTCCTGCAGCGCTGCCCCGGCCTGCAGTTTGTCCGTGAGGTCGGCACCGGGCCGATCCGGGGGCTGTGGACGTTTAAGGGCTACGCCTACGTCGTCAGCGGCACGGAACTGTACAAGCTCGACTCAGCGTACAACATCACGTTTCTGGGCAACGTCAGCGGCACGGGCGCGGTCAGCATGGCTGACAACGGCACCCAGTTGTTCATCGCCTGCCACGGCCCGAGCTACATCTACAACGCCGTCACCAACGCCTTCGCCCAGATTACCGACCCGGACTTCCCCGGCGCGGATGTAGTCGGTTTCCTAGACTCCTACTTCGTGTTCATCGAGCCGAACAGCCAGAAGGTCTGGGTCACGCAGTTGCTTGACGGTCTTTCCATCGACCCGCTGGACTTCGCCAGCGCCGAAGGTGCGCCGGACAATCTGATCAGCATGATTGTTGACCACCGCGAGGTATGGCTCTTTGGGTCTAACTCGGTCGAGGTATGGGTCAACGCTGGCTTGTCGGACTTTCCGCTGCAGCGAGTGCAGGGCGCGTTTAACGAGATTGGATGCCTCGCCACCCACAGCGTCGCCAAGCTAGACAACGGCATCTTCTGGCTTGGGTCGGACGCTCGCGGTAACGGCATCGTCTACCGCGCCGAGGGTTACACCGGCAAGCGCATCAGCACGCACGCAATCGAATGGCAGATTCAGTCTTACGGCAATCTTACCGACGCGATTGCGTACACCTACCAGCAGGACGGCCACAGCTTCTACGTTCTGTCGTTCCCCACCGCCGACAAGACATGGGTCTATGATGTCTCTACGGGCGCGTGGCATGAACGCGCCGGGTTCACCGATGGTCAGTTCACCAGGCACCGCAGCAACTGCCAGATGAACTTCAACAACGAAATCTTCGTTGGCGACTACGAGAACAGCAACCTGTACACCTTCGACCCGACGGTGTACTCGGACAACGGCCAAATCCAGAAGTGGCTGCGCTCGTGGCGGGCGCTGCCCACCGGCCAAAACAACCTCAAGCGCACCGCGCATCATACGCTGCAACTCGACTGCGAGACGGGCGTTGGTGCGGCGGGCGTCTTTGGTGTGCTGCTCGCTGAGAGTGGCGACATTCTGACCACCGAGTCCGGTGAGCCGTTGGATCTGGAAAGCTCCACCGACGCCGGTGTTGACCCTCGTGTGATGCTGCGCTGGAGTGACGATGGCGGTCACACCTGGAGCAACGAACACTGGGCACCGCTTGGCAAGGTGGGCGAGTACAGCCAGCGGGTGTTCTGGCGGCGTCTGGGCATGACGCTCAAGCTGCGCGACCGGGTGTACGAGGTCAGCGGTACGGACCCGGTGAAGATCGCCATCATGGGCGCAGAACTTATCCTGAGTCCGACCCGTGCCTAACATCCTTGAGATCATCCCGCAGCGGGTGTCGCTGATCGACCCGCGCACCGGGCTGATGTCGCGTGAGTGGTATCGGTTCTTCTACGAGTTGTTCACCAAGGTCGGCACGACTGACTTCTCCATCGAGGATCTTCAGTTAGGCCCGACCACCTCCGACGCTGCTGCCGATATTGCCGCCTCTGCACAGCAGGCTCAACTTCTGAGCCTGACGCAATCGCAGTTGGATGAACTGAGCAAGCAGGTCGAGGCGCTGGCGCTAACCCCGCCCATCACGCCGCAGTTACGCAACCGCGCCTACGGTACGTTCTACGACACCACCACGCAAACGGCAGCGGCCATCAACACCGCTTACGGCTTGACGTTCAACTCGACAAACTTGTCGAACGGCGTCTATATCGGCTCGCCTGCGTCTCGGATCTATGTAGAGCAAAGAGGCGTGTACGACCTGCAGTTCAGCGCACAGTTGGACAACACCAGCGGCGGCAATCACCTGATCTTCATCTGGCTGCGAATCAACGGTACAGACGTCGCCAACTCAGCCGGCCAAGTGCGGCTGAAGGGCACAGACGGCGAATTGGTGACGTCGTGGAACTACGTTGAACAACTTAACGCTGGCGATTATTTTGAGTTGATGTGGTCTGTAAGCGATACTTCCGTGCAGATCTTGGCTCAAGCCGCAGCCGCCCCGGTTCCGGCGATTCCGTCTATTATTCTGACCGTGACTGACAACATCAGCGCATATCAGGACTGATCATGGCCGCTCTTACTCCCGTTCCCAAAATCCAATTCTTTACCGCCAACGGTGAGCCGCTGGTGGGCGGGAAGCTGTACAGCTACGCGGCAGGCACGACGACGCCGCTGGTGACGTACACCGACCAGGCCGGCACTTCGGCCAACACCAACCCGGTGATCCTCGACTCCCGAGGCGAGGCGTCGGTGTGGCTCGGCACTGGCCCGTACAAGCTGCGCCTGACCTCTGCAACTGATGTGGACATCTGGACGGTGGACGACATCTACAGCGAGGGATCGCAGTCGATGCAGGAGTTGCTGTCCTCATCCGGTTCGTCACTGGTGGGCTTCATTGCTGACGGCACAGGGGCGCAGTATCGCACGGTGCAGGCAAAGCTACGTGATACGGTGTCGGTGAAGGACTTCGGCGCTGTGGGCGATGGGACTACTGACGATACGGCGGCTATTCAGGCGGCGATTACAACTGGTTCATCAATCGTATTTCCAGCCGGCACATACCGCTGCGCCAACCTTACACAATCGACCAACTTCCAACGGTTCACCGCGCTTGGGCAAGTCACGCTGACCAAAAACGCCAACGGGCCGATCATCACTTGTTCTGGTAACTACGTCGAATTCAACGGCATCCAATTCAACGGCGACACCACCAGCACGCCAACCTTTACTGGCGACAACGTGGTGATGACTGGAAGCAATCCGAGGCTCATCAACTGTGGATCGCAGTGGGCGTCTGGCCGCGCTCTAAAAGCCACCGGCCGTCATGTCCAAGTGATCGGCACTTGCGGTATTTATCAAACTGCAGATGCCACGGCGACAGGTTACGACATCGAGATCGGCGCCAGCGGCACTGCGACGCTGTATCACGAACTGTACGGCGTCTATTCCAGCCAAAGCACTGGCGGCATTCTGCTGACAGATACCGGATCGCATCACATTGTCGGCGGTCAGTTCGGCAAACTCACCATTGCAAGTGGCACAGCACCAGCAGGATCAAACGGCGGCATGACCGTAGGCGCTAGGATTCTTGGCGACGTTACGGTAAACCTGTCCAATTCAGTGTTTACGGGTAATCAGTTCTCCACCCAGACGATTACGTTTGGCGCTGGAACAAGCCAGCACAGCATTGATGCGTCCAACAACACAGTAACTGCGACAATCGTAAACAACGGCAATGCTAACTCCACCATCGTGCGTGCAACGTCTGCCGGTGGTACATATGACTTTGCTTTTGGCCCGTCAAGTTGGACGGGTTCTTTTAAGGTCAACAACAGTAATGACTTTACGTTTGCGTCTAACGCCATTCTTACCAATAACAAAGGATTGCGATTTCTTGACTCCACAGGAACCGAATACAACGGCGTTACATTAAGCAGCTCTGATGATTGGACTATCGGCGCAAACAACGGCGCTAATTTCACAAACATTGCGTCAGGAACTGTTGGCATTTTTAATGTTGTAGCGGGTACGTCAATAACTCAGACTGGATCGTCGTATTTCAGGCCCGTCAGTGATAACACTATTTCACTCGGCGGTTCATCAAACCGCTGGTCTGTCGTCTACGCAGGCACCGGCACAATCAACACCTCGGACGAGCGCGAGAAGCAGGACATCGCCGCGCTTGATGCTGCGGAAAAGCGTGTCGCTGTTGCGCTAAAGGGTCTGGTCAAGAAGTTCCGATTCAAAGACGCAGTGCAGGCCAAGGGCGACGGTGCCCGCATTCATGTCGGCGTGATTGCTCAAGAAGTAATCGCAGCGTTTCAGGCTGAAGGTTTGGACGCTACGCACTACGGGTTGCTGTGTTACGACCAGTGGGACGCCGAAGAAGATAAACCATCAGGCAACCGCTACGGCGTGCGCTACGAAGAACTGCTGGCCTTCATCATCGCCGCCCTCTAACACCAAGGATCTAGTATGGCTGTCTCAGTAAAAGTTCTGATCCCGGCCAAGACGGCTGAGAACTCCCAGACCACGCAGTACACGGCTGCGGGGGTCACGACGATCATCGACAAGTTCACCGCGACGAACTACAGCGCTTCGGCGGCGACGATCAGCGTGAACCTGGTAACCGCTGCTGGCTCGGCAGGCAACGACAACTTGATCGTCAAGACCAAGACGCTGCAGGCCAGCGAGACCTACACCTTCCCGGAACTTGTCGGACAAGTGCTGTCACCAAGCGGATTCATCAGTACAATTGCAGGCACGGCGTCAGCGATCAACATCCGCGCCAGTGGACGCGAGGTCACCTGATGGATTTGCAGCTTGAGTCACTGATGCGGCAGAAGGTTGAAACTCTCCAGCAAGAGTTGGCCCAGATGCCGCAGTACGAACCAGTCACGCGCCATTACTTTCACGGTGGGATGTACTGCCGCGAAGTATTTCGGCACGAAGGCGTGCTAGTTGTTGGCGCAGTGCACAAGAAAGAGCATTTCTATCTAATTGCGGCTGGAACAGTACTGATTACCGACGGCGAAAGCGCCGCCCAGCAGTTTACCGGGCCACACCTGTTTCTTAGCAAGCCCGGCACCAAGCGTGCGGTATACGCGATGACCGACGCGGTTTGCATGACATTCCACGCAACTGAAGCGACAACGGTTGAGCAGGCCGAAGCAGAACTGGTCGAAGCTGACCCAATGTCGATGTACGGTCCGGGCAACACCTTAAAGGCTTTAACATGACTTACTATGTAGTTGGGGGTGCAATCCTTGGCAGCGCATTGATAGGCGGTAGTTCTTCGCGCAGCGCCGCAAAGGCACAAGCCGCGTCTGCTGATCGAGCGACCGAACTGCAGCGGGAGATGTTTGACCGCCAAGTTGAACTGCAGGAGCCGTGGCGCAGGTCTGGCATTGCCGCGCAGAACCGACTGTTGACGCTGCTCGGCATTAATCCGTATGGAAACACTGCAAGGGGCACTGATGGCAGCGTTTTTTTGGGTGGCGCAGATGTATCAGGACTGTTCTCCGCCACGCCCAACAATGGTCTCAGAGTAGACCCAAATTCTCCTGACTTTGGTCGGTATTCCAAAGAATTTGGCATGGATCAGTTCAAAGCTGATCCAGGATACGCCTTCCGCCTATCCGAAGGGATGAAGGCGCTAGAGCGGTCGGCTGCTGCCAGAGGGGGCCTGTTGAGTGGCTCAACAATCAAAGGCGCGCAGAGGTTTGGGCAGGACCTGAGTTCGCAAGAGTACGCAAACGCCTTCAACCGCTATCAGGTGGAACGCGCCGCCGCGCTTAATCCACTGCAGTCGATGGCAGGAATGGGTCAGACCACCGCCCAGCAGATCGGTCAGGCAGGATCTACGATGGCGCAGAATGTCGGCCAGACGATGATGGGCGCAGGCGCTGCCCGCGCCTCAGGCTACGTCGGTCAGGCTAACGCGCTGAACCAAGCGCTCGGCACCGGGCTGAACTTCTATCAAGGGCAGCAGTTCTTGAATCGGTTGGGTCCGAGCGGTTACGGTGGCGGCACGGCTGCGCCGATTTCGGCAGCCGTGCCCATGGAAATGCCTTACTACGGGGTGTACTGATGCCTATCAATCCCGCTATCGCAATGGGAGTTCGGGGTATCGAACTCCAAGACCCGTTGGCGCAGTATGGCCGCGTCGCTGCAATCCAGCAGGCCCAGCAGCAGAACGCGCTGGCGCAGCAGCAACTCGCGCAGGCTCGTCGAGCGGAGGAGCAGCAAAACGCTCTGAGCGCAGCGTTTCGAGATGCATACAACCCTGATACGGGCGGCATTGACGCTAATCGTCTGCGTAGCACTCTGGCGAGCAGCGGGTTTGGCTCGCAGATTCCGACGGTGGAAAAAGCGTTGGGCGAGTTGGAAACGCAGAAACTGACGCGCCAAAAACTTACCGGTGAGATAGCAGAAGGCCAGACTAAACTGATAGACGCAAGGCTTAAGCAGTCTAGAAGTTTCCTTGACACGCTCGACCCAATGGACCCGAATGCACCTGCTCAGTACATGGCGTGGCACGAAGCCAACCATCGAGATTCTGTGCTTGGTCCGCTGTTGGCGTCGCGTGGAGTTACCGCAGAACAATCGCGCGCGCGGATTGAACAGGCAATCGCAGCAGGCCCCGCCGCGTTCGCGCAGTTGATCAATCAGTCGAAGCTGGGCACTGACAGGTTCATGGAGTTGAACAAACCCACGACGCAAGTGATCAACCAAGGCGGTCAAAACCAGGTTATTCAGCTTCCGGGTCTGGGCGGCGCTCCTACATCTGTCGGCGTTTATAAAGATGTTCCGTTGCCTTCCGATGTCGCGCAGCAGAAGAAAGAAATTGCTCGGGCGGGCGCATCCAACATCAATTTGCCGCCGCAGGAAAGAGCATTTGAGACTGGTCTTGGCGCAGCCCAAGCTAAAAAAGTCATGGACGACAAGGCTGTTGCTGATGATGCCAAATCTATTATCGCCACAGTTGCTCAAGGTAGGCAGTTGCTTCAAAGCGGCATGATTACAGGCTTTGGAGCGGACTACCTGACCAAGTTCGGCGCGGCGCTTAACCAAGCCGGCATCAACTTTGCCGAGGATAGGGTCGCCAATACGCAGGCGTTTGCTGCCAACATGGCACAGAACGTCGGTCGGGTCGTCAAGCAGTTCGGCGCTGGCACTGGATTGTCTAACGCTGACCGCGAGTACGCTGAAAAAATGGCAGGCGGAAACATTTCGTTGGACCGCAAATCGCTTGAGCGCATCCTTGACATCAACGAACGCGCAGCCAGAAACGTGATTGAACTGCACAACAAGAACGTTTCAAACATCAAGACGAACATTCCGCTGACAGTAGAATTGCCTCCGGTGACCGCGCCTGCTGCCCCCGCTGGCCGCCCGCCGCTTGACGCTATCTTTAAGCCAAAATGACCGATCTTCGCACCCAGATTGAGCAGGCTCGCCGCGCCGGGTACTCGGACGACGAGATTACCGGCTATCTAAAGCAATCCAACCCCAACGTCGTCAAGGCGCTTGAGAGCGGGTACTCGCCGCAAGAAGTGCTTTCGTATCTTGCGCCTGCCCCGTCTATCGTTGACCAGACAGCACGGCTAGCAGGGATTGCCGCCAAGGGCGCAGCGCCAGGCGCTATTGGGGCGACGGCGGGCGGGCTTTTGGGTGGCGTTGTTGGTGGCCCTCCGGGCGCTGCAATCGGCGCGTTGACTGGATCGTTGGCTGTTCCTGCTGCGGACGCGCTTACGGCGGCGTACTACGGGCTGACCGGCCAGCAAGGCCGCGTGCCGTCGCAGATCATCCGCTCTATGATCCCCGGCCCGCAACCTGAGACACGGGCAGAGCGTATGGTTGAAGCCGCCGGCGAAGCTCTGGGCGGCGCTGGTCCGCAAGTCGCTGCTGGTCGCGCCATGGCTGGGATGGCAGGCGCTCCCGGTACAATTGGTCGAGAAGTTAGCCGACTGCCCCGCACACAGATCGCGGTCGCGCCAGTAGCAGGAGCAACCGCTACCGGCGTGGGTGAGTCGACCGAAAGCCCACTGGCGGGCCTCGCTGCCGGTGCCGCTACCGGAGCGGTGGTAAGCCCCCGGATGGCTAAACTTGAAGCCGCGCCGACTTCTGCCGAACTGACCGCCCGGTCCAAAGCCGCGTATGCGACCCTTGATCAGTCTGGGTTCCAACTGGACCCGGCGCAGTTTGGCGCAAAGATCAGTTCGCTACCCGCGCAACTTCGCCGGGACGTTGGGTACGTTGAGGCGGCGTACCCCAAGGTTGCGAGCGCGTTTAGAGAGTTGCAGCAAAATACGCCGAAGGACACGGCTGAACTGCAAGCCCTTCGCAAGATTATCCAAGGTGCCAAGAACAGCGCAGACCCTCAAGAACGGTTGATTGCTAGCCGTTTGATGGACGAGTTCGACGATTACTTGCTCAACGCGCCTGCAAGCGCGGTCGTGGGCGGTAGCAAGTCGGCAATCGACGCATGGAACGTGGCGCGGCAGGACTACGCCAAGATGAAGAAAAGCGAAATCTTTGAGGAGATCATTCGCAAATCTGAGTTGTCCACGAACAGCACCGGCGCGGCAATGGCGTCCGCCCTTTCGTCGCTGGCTAAGAACGACAAAAAGATGCGTTTCTTTTCTTCTGATGAACGTGCAGCGATTGAAAAAGCGGCCAAGGGCGGTAACACTACGGCGGTGCTTGATGTTTTTGCCAAGTTCACCCCGATGACACCGGCGGCTGCGATTTTTACCGCTGTTGCTCCCGGCGGTGCGCTGATTGCTGCTGGTGGTCTGACTGCTAAAGGATTGTCAACGCGGATTCGTGAACGAACTTTGAATGAACTTGCCGCGCAGATGCGCCAAGGTCGTTCGTTGAATGTTCTTGAATCACCGTTTGCAAATGTACCGGCGTTGACTGCGCGAGGCGCGGCAGCGGGCTTCCCCGCGTACTCCAATCAGATGGTTAACTCCGAAAACGCTCTCGCTCAATAATCATGTCCGACGTTGAAAACAGATTGTCTATCCACGAAGCCGTCTGCGCCGAACGCTACTTGGGCATCAACGCTCGGCTGAAGCGACTTGAGCAGATCCTGCTCGCCGCGACTGGCGCGATCATCATGCTGCTGCTCGGCGTGGTTATAAACCTTTGATGAACTTCGACCAGGCAGTCGAGAAAGTCCTCGCGCACGAGGGCGGGTTCGTCGATCACCCGGACGATCCGGGCGGCGCTACCCGTTGGGGCATCACTGAGCGCGTTGCTCGTCGGGTAGGCTATAAGGGCGACATGCGCGAGTTGCCGGTGGATCTTGCAAAGCGGATCTACCGAGAAGATTATTGGAACGCCGTCAGGGCTGACGAGTTGCCCGCCGAGGTGCGTTATGTCGTGTTCGATGCCGCAGTGAACTCAGGCCCGAAGCAGTCGATCTGCTGGCTCCAGCAGGCGCTTGGCGTCTACGTCGATGGCGTGATCGGGCCGCAGACGATGGGCAAAGCGCACCAGGCTGACCCTGAGCAACTGCGCCGCGCTGTCCTTGCGAGCCGCCTGCGCTTCATGACC